GTCCTTTCAGACGTACAGCGAGCTCGTATCGACGCAATGTTGGACCGTGCTCGAGAAGGCACAACCCCAGGATTGATGTTTCGTGCCACACTGAAGGATGAACCTGTTAAACCATCAAAGTTGCATGAAGGGAAGTTGCGCATTTTCCAGGCGTCATCGCTCGAATCAACGTTTTTGATGCGGAAGTATTTCCTATATGCAGGGGCAGTGTTGTGTTCAAATTTCCGTGAATCTGAAATCGCTGTGGGGATGAATCCTCATGGACCACAATGGGATGAACTGCATGAGCACCTATTTGCATCAGGTTGGAATATTTTCTGTGGTGATTACTCGAATTTTGACCAGAATATGTCGAGTGGGTTTTTACGAGCAGCTTGGTGTCTCATAATTGGATATAGTGACCAAGAGGTGGCAATCAAAGAGGCGTTGGCTGCAGATGTTTCTAACCCTTTGACAGATTTCTTTGGAGATGTAATTCGTTTGTCAGGAACCAACCCCAGTGGTCACTCAATGACTGTGATTTTGAATGGTGTAGTGAATAGTTTGTATTTGCGCTATGCGTTCGCATATATCTTCCCAGATCGTGATGACTTCAATGATGTGGTCGTGGTGATCACATATGGGGATGATAATGTGGTGGCAGTGCATCCTTCTATTGCACAACATTTTAATCAGAGAACTGTGGCAGCTGCTCTCGCCACTATCTGTGTTAAATATACTGATGCAAATAAATCAAGTGTTGTGCCAGAATTTACGCCTGAAGAAGATTGGACTTTCTTAAAAAGAAGTTGGTCGAAGTGTGAATTTCATGGTGAGGAGTGTTATTTGGCTCCACTAGAAATGGACAGTATTGCCAAGATGCTTCTCATTGGTGAGAATTCAGCTGCTCAGTTTGAACGCCATGTGAATTTGCTGCGCGCTTCCCTTCTAGAAATGTTTCATTGGGGGGAGGAGGCATACAACACACACTTGACACGGATTCATGAGTTAGCACAGTGGCTTTTGGCGTCGGACCAGGATCATCTTCGAACGCTTGG